ATTTAAATTTGCATAAATATTACCAGTAGGTACTCCACCTGATGCACCTGTTTGACCAATATAAATATCTCCTGCAGCAGTTCCACCTGAACCTACAGTTACCACAAAAGCTCTGAATATTCTTATCCAAGTTAAACTAGCTCCTACTCTTACTTGAGTTTGACCATTTAAAGTTACCGTTTCTTCTTGTAATTCCCAATCAGCATTTAGTCCAAATACTTTAACAGTTCTTGCACCTGTTCCAGCACTAGTATCATTTGCATCAGTTGAACTTATATAAACTGCTTCCGCTGAAGTTGGGTAAACATAAATTCCACCTTGTGTCCAAATAGTTTCTTCTACATTAGTAATTGCAGAATTATCTCCAAATTTATAAAGAGCATTAACACCAGGTATCTTACCTGCTGCAACATCTAAACTAAAAGGTAGTTCTCTATTTACATTATTACAAGACATTAGCAACCAAACCTTGAATTAAACCAAGTAAATCTCTCTAATTCTTTTCTTAAATCATCTTGATATGAAAAATTTAGTTCAGTTTTAATTGTATCGACTGCACGAAGAATCTGTCTTTGGTTTTCAACATCATATTCTTCTTTTGGTTCTGGTATGTATGAAGTTATTCTAGCCATTATCTTCTTCCATCTGGTTTGATATCTACTCTTAATGTTCCATAACGCCAAGTCTCACCTATAGCATCATTTTCTATTTTAATTGCAAGTAATCTTCCTCTAGCTCTAGTGTCTACTTTATCAGTAGATGATGATATTGTAAATGGTCCAAGAGGTGAACTAGATGCTGTATCACTTGGATAGTTATTTAGTAGTAATGTCACTTTTGAATTACCGGTTAATACTTTAAAATCAGGTATAAATCTTTTCATAGACATAATAAACTCACCATCACCTCTTAAATCAGCAAGACCGGTTGTACCTCCTAAAGCACTTCGTCTAGCAGATATATCAAAATCACCTGATTGTATAAAGGCATCAATTGATGTTGTACCAGAACTATTGACTTGATCGGTTCCGGTTTCATGAGCATAATAAGTTGATGCTCCATACTTTGCAGTTATACCTTGTATTGGAAAATTAGGTATAGCCGTTTTATCGTATTCAGTTGCATATGGTAAATCAAATACACCTGTGTCAACATAAGATGTTCTTGCTAATGATGATGTTGTCCAACAGTTTTCTCCATAGTTATAAGTAACACATCTATCAATTTGATCAGAACCATTTTTTGCATAAAACCAATTTACTTCATTATATAAAGTATTATGTTCTGCATAAACAATTTGATTTGCATTATAATTAATACCTAAATTATCTCCTGTAGTTGTAAATACAAAGTCTTCAACTAAACACGGTATTGATTTAACAGTACCATCAAACATAAAAAATCCACCTTCACCTGACATCCAAAAGACAACACCATTAGAATAAGTAAGTGCATGTTGACCAATTAATCCACAGTTTGTACCAACTTGTTTAACACTAAATGTAAATGGTGGACCAACAAATTGAATTACATAAGCAGAACTATCTGTTAATACTAATGTATAATCTTTACCTGATACTGCTCCTACAATTTCATTTCCTTTATCAACTCTAAATGTTCCAGCAGTATTGGTTGCTGTTGGAGCATAAGTATTAAAATCTTCTTGATTTGAAAATCGTATAAACATTGGATCTTGTGTTGATGTATCACCGATGGTTGTTTCTGTTCCAAAATGAAATACATGTCTATCTCTATCGGATACTTGTGTGAGTCTTGATGCAGTGGGTGCACCTGTCATAACCGTTGCTCTAATTGTTCTTGCACCAGCAGTTCCTGCATTCCATGTAAATGTTTTACCATTATGAATGGTTGCAACTAATATTTGACCAAAATTATCTAGACTCCAGAAACCTGGATCCAGAACTACATCACTGATTGTACGCTCCGTGCCCCAGGTTGATGCACTATATGTATCTGTTCCCCAACCATAACCTGCAGTTTGAAATGTTGGACCAACAACTACATAAGGATCAATTTCTGCAGACCCTGTTCCAGAAGTCGTGCCTGCTGAATTAGATGGCATAATAATCTCAAACGTGTTTGCAGTTTTATTTAAAACCTCAAAAGTATTATCTTCAAAATCAGATGTTGCATAACCCGAGCCTGTTGGAACCGTAACAGATGAAAATGTTACATACCTTCCATCTAATAATCCATGTGCTGTTTTATTAACAGTAACTGTTGCAGAACCAGATATTGCATCAAAATCAGCTCCAGTGATTGCTGTATCTAAAGGAGTGATATCATAAAAATTTTCACCATAGTATAAAAATAAACCTTGTGAGGTACCAATAGCGGTATACTTTTCACCTGCTAAAGATGTCCATGCATGCTGTGCACGTGCCACACCGGGTAATGTTTTATATTGTATAGTCAATTGATTCCAACCACCTATTTTTTCAGGTAATCCATATCTAAATCTAACAAAATCACCGTCAACCCACTGAGATTCAGCTCCTGAATCTGTGACCATCTTGTTAAAACCAGGCTTGAAATTTAATTTTTGTAGCATATAGTGCTTTATATATTAGTTTTATATAGAATGAAAGTATCATAATTATGGACCATTTAGAAGCAATTGTCGAGATAAAAGATGTAATATCGGATAAGTTTATAGATAAAATAATACCTTTAATAAATTATAAAGCTAAAAAAAATTTAACTCTTGCGAAAGTTTTAAATAAAGATGTAAGAAATGTAAAAGGTTATCATTTAACTTTTGATGTACCTACAGATATCTTTTACTGGAATTTAGTAAAATCAGAAATAGAAAGACTCTATTCTTTTTATAAAGCAAAATTTCCTAAAATGATAAGTTCAAAAATAAATCAAATAGATTTATTAAAATATAGTACAGGTGGTAAATATGAAGTTCATACAGACCATTACACATACTCCGCAAGACATTTAAGTATTATTATAAATTTAAATAATGATTATGAAGGTGGCGATTTAATTTTCTGCGATCAAAAAGAAAAAGAAATAAAAAGACTTAAATTAGGTAAAGGATCTATTGTATTTTTTCCGAGTAATTTTATGTATCCACATAGTATTGAACCTATAACAAAAGGAATAAGGTATAGTATTGTTTCATGGCTGCAGTAAATTATAAATTAATTAAAAAATTTTTTAGTCAATATGAATTAAAAATTCTAGATAAATATTGCTATAATAAAATAGATGAAAATAAAGGTTATACAATTGATGGACAATCTTTTTCACCCGCTTGGTATCAGGATTCTCTAATGAATGCTTTATTAGATATCAAATTACCATTAGTTGAAAAAGAATCTAATTTAAAATTATTTCCAACTTATGCATATTGGAGATATTATATTTTTGGTGGAGAATTAAAAAAACACATAGATAGACCAGCGTGTGAAATATCTATTACTGCTTGTATAAAAAAATATGACAACTGGCCTATTATAGTTGAAGGAACTTCATTTGAACTTGATGAAGGTGATGCTATATTATATGCAGGATGTGATCAAAAACATTGGCGACCAGGTATTTATAAAGGCGAAGGACTTGCTCAAGTCTTTCTTCATTACGTAAATCAATTAGGCCCTTACAAAAATCATGCTTATGATAACTTTTTAAAAACAACAGATAAAGAAAAATGATAAATTTTATAAATAAAAATAATAAATTAAATGAAGTTAAAAATAGTCTATGTATTACCTATCCTAGAACAGTAAATATAGTATATGGAAATTACCCATACCCTGATGTAGTTCATAATTTAATACTAGAAATAAAAAACAATTTAGATTCTAAAATGGAAAGCTACACTAATGTAAAAGGAGGCATGACTAAATGGAGTCATTTTTTAGACAATAATAATTTTAAAAGTTTTATTGTTTATTTAATAAACACTCATCAAAATACTCATCCAGGTATTTTTGAATATTTTTTAGAAAGAAAAGAAATTGAAAATGCTTGGGGAAATGAGATAAAACAAGGAGATAGTTTAAATTATCATACTCATTCTTGTTTACATGGTATATTATATTTAACAAAAGGATGTGATTTAATTCTCCCTGAATTAAATTTACAAATAACTCCAGAACCAGGAGATTATTATATATTTCCTTCAGAAATTTTACATGGTTTTGACGAGAGTCAAGAAAAAAACAATAGATATAGTTTAATTTTTAATATAAAAGAAAATAATAAATCTTTTGATTTTCAAAAAAAACTAAAGGAGAAAAATGAAAGAAAAAACAGCTAGTATAAAAAATTTTATAGGAGTATATGATAACTACATACTTCCTGAAGATTGCAAAAACACAATTAAATTATATGAAGATCAAAATAAATTAAAAAATACATTTAATAGAATTAAAACAGAAAACGTATCTGTTTTGCAAAAACAAGATCAACAATTTTTTGCAGGGGCACATAACATAGATATTTGGTGGGAAGATTTAAGACCTTTAATGTTAAATTTTGATTTAGCTTTAAGAAACTATATTGAAGTTACAGGTGCCAAGGAAGCATTTGTAGAAGAATTAAAATATACAAATTTGAAAATACAAAAAACACTACCTACAGAAGGTTATCATATTTGGCACATAGAACATCAAAAAGGTTTTCACAATGAAGCTAGATCATTGGTTTTTTCAATATATTTAAATGATGTTGTAGATGGTGGAGAAACAGAATTTTTAAATTTTTCCCAAAGAGTAAAACCAAAAACGGGAAGAATAGTTATTTGGCCATCAGGTTTTCCATATGTTCATAGAGGTAATCCACCTTTATCTGGTGAAAAATATATTTTAACTTCTTGGATGATGTTAAGATGAATAAGAAGTAGGTCTTGCACCTAATCTAGCAATTTTTTCAGCTTCAGTTTCATCAACTACGTTACTATTATCCCAATCAGATTGTAACTTAGCTAAGTGAGCTGAATCCCATCTAGTAATAAATTCTTGAAAGTCACCCAAATTTGCATCTTCATAAGATGTATGTGGAGTTTCGTCTCTGTATTCTACTTCATCAGAAGTAACTGAAGTTCCATGTTGAATAGCCCAAATGTTTGAAAATTTAGATTGATCCCAAAAAGAATTATCATCATTAATAACGTATCCAGTTCCTGATTCTGCTCCGTTATTTTTAATAATTATTTTGTCATCAAATACTACTGTCCAATTTGCGTTTGTTGCCATAATTTCTCCTAAGTTTTAATAATATAAATAATTGTTAAATAAGGTTGTAATACAGATGGGTTTTCTGTGTTACCTGAAAAGTTTGCACTCATATTATGAGAGTGTCCTCCTCCACTTCCTGTACTTCCGGTGCTGCTTGGTGAAAAAAAGTTGTTTTGTGGACCACCTGCATTTGGAGATCCAACCGCATTACCACCACCTGGGTGACTGTGGGAAGCAAGTTGTGGACTTGATAAACTAGCGTTAGCTGTTGAGCCACCAACATTTCCACCAGCTGTCACTGCTACAGTATTTGCTCCACCAGTTGTAGCTAAAGCTTTTCCTGGAGACTTTCCAACTGCTACATTGTCTTGAAGATCAGGAACATTAAAAGTTGTTGAACCGTCTCCCGTTCCGTAAGTTGTACCTACGATTGCAAATAAATCTGCGTAAGTTGTTCTTGAAACAGCCGCACCGTCACACTCTAAAAATCCAGATGGCACTGATGCAGAAGACCACGGCACAATAGTTGCTGTAGGAATACCTTCAATACCTGTAAGGTTTGCTCCTGAAAAATCATATTTTGTTGCTTCGTAATTTGCCATATTCTATTTCTCCCTATAAGTCCAACCTGTTGTAGCGTCTCCAGAATATACTAAACTGAAACCAGCACCTTGTGTACTAACTGTAAGGTCAGATGCACTATTAGCTATATTAGAAGAATTTCTACCAACAGTCAATGCGTTAGTATTGAAATCATAACCTTGATCTATAAATGAAACTTCATCTCCTGCACTTGGAGAAGCAGGTAGAGTAATTGTAAATGCTCCACCATTTGTGTTTGCTAAAATTTGAGCTCCAGCTTGAACTGTTTCAGCTGCTGTTATTGCTCTCCATTTTCTAAGTTCACCTGCTTTTACAACATTAGTTCCATCAGAATATAATGTGTAAGTGTGACCTTCACATA